TAGGTAGTGTTATAGATCCATATCCTACTTTCTCATTCACATCAGGTGAAACAGCAAACATTTATGTTTCTGTACCATCATCACAATCATTGGATGGTCCATACACAATGAATTTAGCGGCTGTTACAAATGCTACAAGCTTTGCAACACAATGGTATGCTTCTGGCGTACCTTACACATCAGTGTCAGTAAATTCATCAGGTGCTATTGTTCTTTCACATACACAAGGTGGTGTAATTATTGTAGACGATACAAATTACACAACAGGTTATTCTTTAGGATTAATGACAACAGCTGGCTTTGTTGCAGGAACTACAACTAATGTTAAATATGGTCCAGCAGCATTACCTGCATTCTATCCTGCACAGTCATCAACAACTGGTAGCGGTACAGGATTTGTTGGTGAAGTACAAAACTATTATGGACAATACGTAGTAAATCCATTAAGCTTCCGTAATGCAGGGTCTGGTTATGCAGTAGGTGATACTATTACATTTAACGGTACTGAATTGGGTGGCGCTCACACAGCAAACGATTTAGTTGTTAAAGTAACATCAGTAGGTTCTGGTGTAGTAGAATCAATCCAATATGTATCAGGTACTCCTGCTACAATATATACTACACAAATCAGTAACTGGGTAGCATTAACACCTACTTATACAGCAAGTTTAGGAGCACCAAACGTAGCTCCTGCTGATGGTCAGTTATGGTATTACAGTGATCCAACTCAAGTTGACATCATGGTAAACACATCAACAGGTTGGAAGGGTTATGGTAATAGTAACTATGACAGCAACGGCTTCCCAACAAGTGGTTCAAATAATACTGATCCAAATGGTCCAATTATTAGTGCTACAGCACCAACTACACAAAGTACAGGTGATGCATTAGTATACGGTGATATTTGGATTGACACATCAGACTTAGTAAATTATCCATTGGTAAATCGTTGGCAGAGTTACAACGGTATGGATCAATGGGTATTGTTAAGTAATACTGATAGCATTAATTCAAGCGGTATTATTTTTGAAGATGCACGTTGGGCAACTAACGGTGACACAAACCCAGCAACTGATCCAATTCCAACTATTCAAAGTTTATTAACAAGTAACTACTTAGATTTAGATGCTCCTAAAGCAAGCTTATATCCAGTAGGTATGTTGTTATGGAATACAAGACGTTCAGGGTTTAACGTAAAAGCATATGAAGTTAATTACTTTAATGCTAATAGTTTCCCAGATCAAGATTTACCAACACAAACAGATGCATGGGTAACACAAAGTGGTAATCAAGAAAATGGTGCTCCATACATGGGTGCATATGCTCAACGTGCAATGGTTGTAAAATCATTACGTGCAGCAATTGAAACCAATCAGGACATCAGAGATGAAGATAACTACTTCAACTTACAAGCTTGCCCTAACTACTGTGAGTTACAACCAGACATGGTAACACTCAACACTGATCGCGGTGATACAAGTTATATCTTAGGTGATACACCAATGACATTACCTAACGATGCAACAGCAATTCAAGCATGGGCAACTAATGCTGCTAATGCACCGTCAACAAGTATTCAAGGTTGTGTCACACGTGATACATATCTTGGCTTGTTCTATCCATCGGGCTTATCAGTAGACTTAAGCGGCAACCAAGTTGCAGTTCCACCAAGTCATATGATGTTAAGTACATTCTTGTACAATGACCAAGTTGCTTATCCTTGGTTAGCGGCAGCAGGTACACGCAGAGGTATTATTACTAATGCATCATCAATTGGTTACGTAAATGCTCAAACAGGTGCTTATGTATCAATTAAGACAAGTCAAGGTATTCGTGATGTTCTTTACACAAACAACATTAACCCATTAGTGTTCTTCACAGGTCAAGGTTTGTTAAACTATGGCAATATTACAAGTTTTGAATCAAATAGTTCTTTAGATAGAACAAACGTTGCAAGATTAGTAGCATATATTCGCCGTCAATTAACATTAGCAGCAAGACCGTTCGTGTTTGAACCTAATGATAGTGTTACACAAAAAGCAATTGCTGGTGTAATTCAATCATTGTTTGTTGATTTAGTAGCTAAACGCGGTATCTATGACTACTTGGTAGTTTGCGATAAATCAAACAACACACCTGCGAGAATTGATGCTAACGAGTTATGGGTAGACTGCGCAATTGAGCCTGTCAAGGCTGCTGAGTTTATCTATATCCCAGTTCGCATCTTGGCAACAGGTACATTAGGTAACAACGCAGGGTAAGAGATAAAAGTCTAGACACTATGAACAGTGGTGTCTAGACTAAATATAGTATATTAGGAGAATTAATATGGCAATTGCCTCACAATCATTGTTCAACATGACAGTCGCAGGAGACAACTCAGGCGGAAACCAAGGCTTGTTAATGCCTAAACTTCAGTTTAGATTTAGAGTAAACTTTATCAATCTTGGTTTAGGCAATGACGGTTTATCATTAACAAAACAAGTAATGGAATGTCAGCGTCCAAACTTATCGTTTGACGAAATTACATTAAACGTGTATAACTCACGCATCTATCTTGCTGGTAAACACACATGGCAAGAATTGACCATGACAATTCGTGATGACGCATCAGGTACTGTAGGTCAAGCAATTGGCGATCAACTACAAAAACAAATGAACTTTGTAGAACAAGCGTCAGCAGCAGCAGGTCAAGATTACAAGTTTGAAACAAACATTCAAATCTTAGACGGTGGTAACGGTGCATATGCTCCAGTAGTATTAGAAGAATGGCAATTGTATGGTTGCTTCTTAAAATCAGCTAACTACCAAACATTAAACTATGCTACAAGTGAAGCAGTAACAATTCAATTAGCTATGCGTTATGACAACGCAGTTCAATTGCTCAATGGTTCGCTTCAAGGATTGGGTAATCCAGCTGTTGCTAGAAATTCTGCAATCGCTCAGGATTCAGCTACAGGTATCGGTGCTTCTGGCGGTTAATAAAATACAAATCCTATTCACGCCAATCGTGAATAGGATTATAAAAACATGGCACTAGGATATAATGGTCAGTCATTAGAGGCAGCTTCAAGCCCTTCTCTATTATCTAGTGTAATAGGGTTAGTAGGCGCCAATGGTCTTGCATCTGCATTAGGCATCAATACTCTTAAAAAAGTATTAGCAGATTTTGGTCACGCTGACAAAATATTTAATAGCAATTCATTTGCTAATGCGCCTAAACAAAAATTCTTATTTCACGTATCATTTGATATAAATCCACAAGCATACACACCTAATACTCCTGATCAAACAAATATGATTGGAATATTAGTTAGAGATATTAAATTGCCTAGTTATACAATTGCCACTCATCAATTAAATCAATATAATAGAAAAAGAATTGTACAAACTAAAATAAAATATGATCCAGTAAACATTTCATTTCACGATGATATGAATAATACAATAGCCAAGATGTGGGCTGCATATTATACATATTATTATGCTGATGGTTCTCTACCAGGCGTTGCATTTAGTGGTAACACAGGCACAGCAGCACAAGCAGAATTTGCTCCTCCGGCTGGCGGCGCCACTACTGTAGCTACAATGAATAATTATGATTTAAGAACACAATATCTTCCTAACAGTGCATTGCCTAATACAAGCAACTGGGGGTATATAGGTGAAACTAATGTACCATCAGCTAGTTCATCTGCTAAAGTTCCTTTCTTTAAAAAGATAACAATATTTGGTTTAATGAGACATAACTTTTTAGCATACACATTAATTAATCCTATTATTACAAATTTTCAACACGATACTTATAGTTATGATGATGGTGCTGGTGTTATGAGAAACACTATGAATATAGATTATGAAACAGTAGTTTATAATGAAGGATCGTTAGACGGTACACAACCTAGTAATATTGTTACTGGATTTGGCATGCCACATTCATATGATCTTACACCAAGTCCGATTACTAGAACTCCAACACAAGGTTATGTTATTAGTAATAACGGTGTTGTTCCAGGACCAAGTGGGGGTCAAGTACAATCATTAAGAAGACCATCAATACTTAATCCGTCACCTAATTCAACACCGCCTGCATCAACTACAACACCTCCACCAAATCAACCATCGTCAGCAGGTGCAAATTCAGGAGCAATAAACAGTCAAGTACAAAATGCTGCCACAAATAATAACAACGGAACTAGAAATGCTCCGTTTACACTACCAGGAGCATCAACAAGTCCTGGACCAGCTGGTTTAGCTTCGTCACCTGGCATTGCACCTAATGGTGGAGCATTATCAGCTAATCCACCAAATATACTTGCTAATGTAAATCCATTGACAGGTCAAGTTCAAGGACCTAGCCCAACACAAGTTGTATTTGGTTCAAGTCAAGCAGGTGCACCTTCAACTGCTGGAACACAAGTCACTGGTGTAGATCCTATATTACCTGCAGCCGATCTTAGTTCAATAACTAACGCTCCTCCTCCTACTCCTGACTTTGGTCCTTAACTAAAAATAGATGTATAAATAGTTATACAGGTAAATAACTATGGCAGTAACAGTTAATAATAGTACGTTATCATTAGATCAAACAGTACAAATATTTGATAATTTTTATAATAATCAATTAGTAGTACCATTTTCTGAATTTGATATGGTTAATGGATATTTTAATTCTGTTTGTACATCTTCACAAGTTGCGCAAAATTTTACATACTTAATTTTTTTAATATCACAAGAAACTAATATACCAGCTGTTACTTTGTTAAAATCAATAAGTTCAGGTAGCACACCCGCACAACAAGGCTTGTTACAAATGCAAGGTCTTATTTGTTATTATTTAAATTCATTTAAATCAAAAGTGTCATTGTATGGAATAAGTGTTATTCCTCATCCAAATCAAAACGCTGCTAGAAACGTAGTACAATAAAATGGCTAGATATGCTCAAAGTTTTTTCACTCCAAAAAACCCACACAAATACGTAGGTAATCACAAGCCTTATTATCGTAGTGGTTGGGAATTAAGTTTTATGATTTTTTGCGATAGCCATGATAAAGTTATTCAATGGGCTAGTGAAGCTATAAAAATTCCATATCGTAATCCATTTACAGGCAAAGGCACAGTTTATGTGCCTGATTTTTTTGTATTATATGAAACAGTTGGCGGTAAACAAGTAGCCGAAATAATAGAGATTAAACCTAAAAAACAAAGTATTATCGAAAGTAAAGTTACAAATGCTAGAAACAGAGCAGTAGTAGCATTAAATCATGTTAAATGGGCAGCAGCAAAAGCATATTGTAAACAACAGGGTTTAGTTTTTCGTGTTATAACTGAAGACGATTTGTTTTATAAATCAAGAAGTAAATGATAATACAATCTGTTGATACTCCTATATATAAAAAATATACTTGGTTAAAAGATAATCATGATTGGGGCGGGTGTTTAACACATAACTCATTGAATTACGCATATGTAGCAATTCCAAAAAATGCATCAAGGTGGATATTACAATGGTTGCATAGTAAAAATTTCTCTGCTGTAATAGATGTGCCCAATGATCAAAAGTTTTGGGGACCAGTAGATGATGTAGGATTTCGCTATAGCAATTATAATTTTATTAAACAGGGGCAATCAAATTATAAGTTTATAGTTATATTAAGAGACCCGTATAAAAGATGGATATCTGGTATAATAGAAATGTTTCATAGAAAATTTCCTGGCGCTACAATAGACAATCCTGTTACTATAAACAAAATATTTACAGATGTTAGATTAGACGAACATACTGATTATCAGGTTAATTATTTAAGCACACTAAACACAGATAGTTGTATATTTTTTAATCTTGAGGATCCTAACTTTAAAACATCATTTATTAATTATATGTCAAATACATTCTCTATTTCATATGATGTGGAGATAAAAGAATATTCGCATGGTGAAACTTCGATATTAAACATTAACAAAATGAAAGCGCAACTACAGGAGATAATAGACAAAAATCCTGATTATATTACACGTGTTAAAGACTTTTATAAGCCCGATTATGATTTAATTAACCAAGTTCAATTTTACCAATAAATACTTTATGAACCGAAAATTAGAAGAATTATTTAACCTAGAACCCCAATCTGAGAACTCGGAAACCCCCGTTCTTGATCCTGGTCAAGAAATTACCCCAGAGGTCCTAACTAATATAGAAAAAATTGAGCAAGCATTACCTCAAGTTCGGGGCTTAGAAATGTCCGACATAGAGATGGATGAACTAGCTAATATTGCCACAGCAAGTTACAAAGACCTAATGGATTTGGGTATGCAAACTGATAGCAGATACAGCAGTGAAATATTTGGGGTAGCTAGCAATTTATTGGGTCATGCTATCACAGCTAAAACAGCTAAAATCAACAAAAAGCTTAAAACTATTGAATTACAGCTTAAAAAAGCAGCATTAGATCAAAAAGCTGCCGCTAAGAATGATGAAGTTGAAATTACCACAGTAGGTGAAGGCAAGAAATTAGATCGCAATGAATTACTTAAAATTCTGAATAATAAAAATCAGGATCAATGATAAATATAGTATAGGGAATCCAATATGAAAAGTTTAAAACATTATATAGCAGAAAGTGTACATACCTATGATTACACTATAAAAATCGCAGGGGACGTTACCGATAACTTCCTAGAATTATTCACATATAATCTTACTAGCAAGTTTGATCCTAAAGAAATTAGCAAACCAACTTACACACCAATACAAAAGTCTCCATATGGTTTCCCTGATTTAGAAAATCAACGTGTATGTATTATTAAAGCTAAATTTCGTTATCCTGCAAACGAACCAATGATTCAGCAAATGGCACAATTATTAGGTCATAACTTGAACATGGTACGTGTTATAGATACAAAATATGATGATAGCGTTGACCATGAGTCAGAATTATACGCTAATCAAATGAAACATAGTCCAGTTCTTACACACGAAGAAATGGAAGACAACGGCAAAAAAGCAAGTAAAGAATATGCAGGTTCATATTTGAACAGCATTAAAGATCAGGCTAAGGATGATAAAATTAACATGCCTTACGCAGCAAAAGAAACTAAGGATGCGTTTGATCCATTCAAGCCATATTTGGATGACAAAAAATTAGGTGATCAAAGCCCAATGTCAAAAATTACTAGACCAGCTAAACCGCCAATTGGCACAAGATCAAGAGCATAAAGGATTATTAAAATGGATATGAAAAAAATGTTAGAAAAGTTTTCTGAAGTGCAAAATAAGCCTATCAAGGAAACCAACACAACACCTAAAGCAGGTAAAAAAGTTCTTAAAGAATCAGTCGATGTAGCACCTGCTAGTAGATTATCTCTTAAAGATGTTTTTCATCAAATTAAAAAACAAAGATTATCAGAAGATGCTCCAATTCCTGTTCCTGTACAGCAACAAGGTAGCAATAAACCAGCAAGTGCAGGTGTAGTAACTATTAATGATCCTAAATTACAAAAAACTTTAGGTCCGGCAATCAAACAATTATCACAAGATAAAAAGATTACAGTTGTAACTCCTCAACAGCAACAGCAACAGAGTACAACTCAACCTGCTAATGCTTCAACAACACAACCTGTATCTGAAGAATCAATGGATGAAGATAAATGGATTCAAAAAGCAATTAAACATCCTGGTGCATTTAGTGCTAAAGCAAAAAAAGCAGGTATGTCAACAGCAGCATTTGCAGCAAAACACAAACATGATTCAGGCAAGTTAGGTAAACAAGGTGTGGCGGAAGGTAATAGTGGCGCAAAATATAAAGTAAAAAGTATAGGAAGAGATAGCAAAGGCGATTACTATATTAGTCCAAATACAGGTAAAAAAGTTTACAAACAGGCACAGGTAGGCGATCATGAAGTTCCTGGCACAGGCGAAATTAAAAAGAAAGTGGCGGAAGACCACGAGATCCAAATGGTAGGTGTTGCTAAGGTAAAGCAAGGTGTGGCGGAAGGCAAAGAATTCGGTGAAGGTGACATTCAGCGTTGGGCATTGAAATCACCAGAGAATAAAGAAATATACGATGAGTATGCGAAAGTAAATCAACTTGCTAAAAAAGCATGGGCCGATAAAGACGGGGCGGCCTATACTGGATTACAAAACAAACGATATTATCTACGCAAACTGATTGGTCAGAAAATGTTTGGTCAACAAGCACGTTTAGCACAAACATTAAGCAAATTACATAAAGAAGGTATTGAAGAAGCAGACATTCCTCATACCGGTGGCATGGATGTCGACGGTGCAGGATTAGGCGCCGGTCGTAGTCAAACAACACTTGAAGATTATAAATTACCAAGTGGCGTTAAAGTTGTACAACCAGAAACACATAAAATGCCAAAAGCACCTAAAGGAAGTGCCCCAAGAAATCCTTTAGACGATCTTGAAAAGAAAAGTTTAGGTCAAAAAGTTAAATCACTCTTTACAAAAAAGGGTATCGAAGAAGCAGAAACATTACAACAAGCCGGAGTAGACGGCACAAGTAGAGGTGGATTAGGTATGGGAAGAAGCACAACAACACTTGAAAGCCGCACAAAGGCTGATAATAAAGCCGAAAAAGCTGGTAAAAAAGTAACTAAAGATTTAGAGTACGATATGAAACATAAAGGTAAGGACGACAAGAAAGCTGAAAAAGCTGGAAAGAAAGTTACCAAAGACATTGAGTACGATGAAAAGAAAAAAGCAAAGAAAAAGAAATTAAAAGAAAGCCATGAAAACAAAATGAAGGCAGCACACCACTTTGGTAGAGCCCATGCTTTAGCTAAACATGGTTATAATTGTCCTTTTGAAGAAGGTTCACAAGAACATAGAATGTACCACGAAGGTTACAAACAAGGTCTTGATGAATGTTATGGCACAATGAGTCCAATTCATGGTTTAAATCATGGAGTAATGGATGAAACATCATCAACAGTAGATGACATGGCAAGCTTTGGTGCACATACACCTGAACTTGAAGAAACAATGCCAGTAGATGAGATGGATAAAACATCATGGATGAAGCATAAAGCACAAACAACACCAGGTGATACATTTAAGGCATTTGGTCAAACATTCAAAGATAAAGATGTTTTAGAAACAGATATGAGCGTTTTTGAATCATGGGATGCACAATTAAACAATTTATTAACTGAATACACTGAAATTAATGAAGGTTTAAGTGTAGCAATGAGTGATCAAGAAGGTCAACCTAAATCAGTAACTGTAACTGCTACAGATCAAGCTGCTGACGAATTAATGAGCATTGTAAAGCAAGCGGGTTTAGGCATGTTTAGTCATGACGGACCTAGTGCAGACGGTGAAAAAGAAGTTGAAGTTGTCAAAGCAATGAATGCTCCTAAAATTGACGTAGTTGATGATCATGACGGTATGATGTCGTTAATTAAAAAAATGACAGGTCATAGCACTGATCATGGTGATTACGAAGATGAAAAACATGACCATGAACACGAAGAAGGTTGCAATGAATGTGGCATGATGGAATGTGCTTGTTCAGGCAGAATGGATGAAGTAGAAACTGAAGATCAAATGACATATCAAGTTGCTGAAGATGGTATGGAAGAAGATCAATCTCAAAATCCTCCAGACAGTGGTAAAGACAATGCCATGAACGCTACATTAGGTAATGCTGCTCAAAACATGGTAGCTAGTAAATCAGGTGGCGCAACTAATGAAGAAGAATTAGAAGAAGCTAAAGAAGAAGATTTAGAAGAAGCCAAAGACGAAGAAGAAACAGACGAATCTGAAAAATTAGATGAATGGGCTAACCAAGCAGGTTCAGACAGAACAGGCAAAGGTACAGATGCTCAATTCACACAAGATATGGACTTCATGACTAAAGTAATCAGTGGTGGTTTGAATAAGCCAAAACGTGATCAAACAACATTACCTCACACAAGTGTAAAACCAAGTGTAGCTGATGATTCAATGATGAGCGTATTAAGAAAACTACACGCAATTGAAAAGTAATTTATAATTACTTTTGAAAAATACCCGTCTAGCACGGGTATTTTTTTGTCTGGACTGTTTAATTAAAAAACGATAAATACAGAATAAGGTAATTAGATATGTCACAACAGAATATAGACTTTGGTTCATTCCCCAACGATCCTAGCGCAGATGCTATTAGAATTGCATTCCAAAAAACACAAAACAACTTTAATACTTTATTTGCTGGGTTAGAAGCACAAGCAGTTTTATCTGTAAACCAAACCCCTGGTGCAGGTATTAGCGTAAGTTCGCCTACAGGAAATGTTGTAGTTAGTGCCAATCTTGCGCAAGTTCAAGTTCAATCAAGTACATTAGGATTAGGTATTGGGTCAAATGCAGGCAACTTTGCTGTAATGACTACCTCTTCGCAAGTTTTACAAATAGACATTCCTAGTAATCTTTCTAACATTGGTAATATTACTATATCAGGTAATATTACATCAAATAATGTTATAGTCAACAATTCTATAACAACATCGGTTTTAACTGCTAGTAACAATATAAATGGTGGTAATTTAATATCAGCTAATTATGTTACTGGCACATTGACAACAAACGCGCAACCAAATATCACAAGCGTTGGCACATTGACTTCATTAAATGTTACTGGTACTTCTACAACTGGTAATCTTTATGCCAATTCAGGAATTATTCAAGGAGAATACTTAAAAGGTGATGGCAGTAACATCACTAATGTTATTACATCAGCTAACTACCTTATTCAAAACAGCACAACAACAAGCAATGTAATTGCATCTACTAGCAATGTAAAAATAGGTGTAGGCGGTAGTAATATTGCTATTTTTACCAACAATAGTGCAAACATTAACGGCACTGCAAATATTACAGGTAATTTATTAGCAACTAATGCTAACTTGGGCAATGCTGTAAACGCAAACTACTTTATTGGTAGTGGTAATAATTTAAGTAATATTCAAGGTGCTAATGTATCAGGAGCTGTTTCATATGCATCTACAGCCAACAGTGTTGCCGGTGCTAATGTCAGTGGAGCAGTCGCATACGCAACTACAGCCAATAGTGTAGCCGGTGCCAATGTCAGTGGAACCGTAGCAAACGCAAACTACAGTACATATTCAGGAACTGTATTAACAAACGCACAACCTAATATCACAAGTGTAGGCACATTAAGTTCATTAGCAGTAACAGCAAATATTAATTCTGGCAACGTTTATGCTAACAGTGGTATAATTGGTGCTGCTCACTTTGTAGGTGAAGCCGGTAATTTAAGCAATGTTCAAGGTGCTAATGTCAATGGACAAGTAAACTATGCCAATGTAGCAAATAATGTAGCAGGGGCTAACGTCAGTGGTCAAGTAACATATGCCGGTATTGCTAACAGTGTAGCTGGTGCTAATGTAACGGGTCAAGTAAATTACGCA